TTCAATTATAATAGGTGAATCATCATCATCTTCATCTCGTTTATATTCATTAGTAACACTTTCATTCAAATTGAATTTTTTGAATGTATCTATATATTTCCTCATTACTTTACTCATAATTTTACCTTTATATATAAATATCCCTAAATAAAAATTACTAACACATAACAAATGATAAACAACATTAAAACGATTGTTTATCATCGGACATTATAAATAAAAGGTAAGAAATTAAATTTGATTAAACAAATTATTTTTTGTATTTGTAGGAAGTATCTATTGGTCTTTTACCATATTTCTTTTCCATAAGTTTCTGGTGTAATTCCCAATCTAATATAGATTCATTTGTTTGACCTTTTTCGTCAGGAATTAATGAATAAATTTTTGATATTCTTTTCATAAGTTTTGTTGCAACATAATTAAATCTTTCACATTCGTCTTTAAAAAAGTCTATTTCTCTATTTGCATATTTTGTAACGTGGTTCTGATATTTTTTAAGAAGTCTTGTTTTACTTTCTGATGGTTGTTTAGCACCCATAAATTGTGCAAACGGACCTAACTTTGAAAACAGCATTTCTTGTCTTGTTAAAACATATTTTTCAAAATTTTCCATTTTTGCATTAGATAAATTAACATACACTAATTCTAAAACCATACTAATTTTTTCATCTTCAGATTTTCCTTCAGTTTCTTCACCAATATGTTCAAGTAATCCATCAACTCTATCCATTTGTTCTTTTAAACTATTAATTAGATATTCAAATGAAAAATTTTGTATTTGTTTTAATTCTTTAAAAACTTGATCTTCAGTTATAAAATTATAAAATTGTTCTCTTGTTATACCCATCTCAACCATTCTTGATGCTACTTCCGTTGGTCTAACAACATTTTCTTCATTTTGAATAAAATAACTAAATCTCATAAATTCACTTATAACGGGTATTCCAAAATTTAATCCTGATGATGAATAGGCTTGGTAATCTGCAGTTTCACCAGCCAATCCTTTTTGTTTTTTACTTCTTCTAAATCTGTGCATTAATTCATGAGACATTACAGATATACTATGTGTTTTATCTTTTACAAAAGCATCATATAAATCACTTTCATCCCAATTTTCAGAAACAATAAACTGAATCATTAGATCTATGGATGATGACTCAACATTAACTTGCATCATAATACCTTCTTCAAAATTAAATTCGTTTCCAACACCCATTGATGCGATTAATGCTTCTTTTCCATCATATTCTTCAAATTCATCAACTTTAACAAATATGTTTAAATTCGTAAAATTAACGTCAGAAATTGTCATATCAATTTCAATATCTTCAATTTCATATTCACCTTCAATTGATGTAAGGTTTTTTAATTCGTTTTTAACTATTTCATATAATTCTCTACCTTCATCTAATATGTTTTCAGGTACACCAACAGCTTCACTTAAAAGTTTTTTTGTTAGTTGGTTAAATTGGTTTTCTGTAATAATGATTTTTCCCATAATAATAAATATATTGGTGTTGTAATTTAACCTACAACACCAACTAATCCGTCCAAATGGTGATCACCTGACATATCAGATCCAACAGGTATTTTATCCATAATTTTTATTATTTCAGAAATACTGTATGGGTCCATTCCATTTCCATCCATGCCGACATCAAGTCTTTTTCCATTACCAAATTTACGGTGTGGTGGTAAATGTACGTGACCATGAAGGTGAATTACACCTTTGTTTAATCCATTCCAACTTTGTAAAGGATAATGACATAACACAAAGTCACGACCTTCAATATTTACTTCCAAGTAGTGTTGAACACTTAAAAATCTTCCTCGGACAAAATCTCTATTATTCTCAATATGATGGTCGTGGTTTCCAAGTATTAAATGGATGTTATGACAAACCAATCTTTCAAGAAAAATACCAATATTATCAAATCCACCAAATGAAACATCACCTAACATTATTAATGTATCATCTTGACCTACAAAATGGTTAATACCATCAACAAGTCTTTGGTTCATTTGTTCAATTGTTTGAAAGTCCCTTGTTGAATCAACCGGTACTTTACCATCTTGCGTTCTCCAATTGGTTACACCTCTCACAATATTTTTGTGTCCGAAATGTGTGTCGGATGTTATATAAACTTTTCCTGTTGTTAATAATTTTCTAAAACTCATAATTTTATTTCAAAACGATTACGCATTTGTTCTAATTTTTCTTCCGGTACTTCATGAACATTAGTTCCTCCATGTCTATTTTCAACGACAATTGAAAACACTTTATAACCATGTCTTTTTGCCATTTCAAAGTATGGTTCCATTTCCCACTCTTGAGTAAATGTATTTGATACTGCAATTCTATCCACATTGACTTGGTCACCTTTAGTTTGCATCCAAGCTTCAGTTTGTGCTCTACAATATTCATGAGCCAATTTTATTTTTGATCCATCAAATTTGTAATTACCTTCACCATCAATAAAGTATTGGTCCGCCTCTATAATAATAGAACCTAATGTTTTAGCAAAAGTTGTTTTACCACTTCCTGGACAACCTCTCACCAAGTATAATATTTTTTCCATATTGCAAATATAATAATTTTTTTTTTATTCTTTAACACCATTTTCCAGAACATTGTCAATCGTCCACTTATGATGGTACGAGTTCGGGTTTTTATAGGCGGCGTTAACTTCTTTAACACCATTTTCAATAGCGTCATTAATATCTTCAGTAATTATTGAGTTAGTAACCATATGATCTTTTTGTTGATAACTTTCAGCCATCTTATGTTTAATTTCTTTAACACCATTTTGAATAACCTCATCAATCAATTCAGGAACATTATAGGTGTTATTTTCATCCATCCATTCAACTGTTGATACAATGTCTCCATTACCAGGTGTTTTAACTTCTTTAACTCCATTTTCAATAGCATCATCAACTTTACGATTTATACGAAGATGTCTAGCACCTATGTCTTTAACACCATTTTGAATAGTTTGTTCCGCTCTGTAAATTTGTTTAAAGTGATTCATATATCCTTTGTCCGATTTAACTTGTTTTACACCATTTTTAATTACGTCTTTAACCTCGTCATCATCATTACTCCACATCGTATGTTTAACACCATTTTCAATAGTATCTTCAACATTATCCTGCCTCATATTAAAATTCCACCCTAAAACATCTTTTACTCCATTTTGAATGGTGTCTTCAATAGATTTAATTGGTGGTGAATTGAATGTTCGTGTTTCTTTAACCCCATTTTGAATGGCGTCTCCAACCCCTAAACAACTCCTTAAGTATACCGACTTCACCTCTTTAACCCCATTTTCTATAACATCTTCAGCAATGATATTATCATCCATGTCAAAGTGTCCAACATCTTTCACTCCATTTTTAATTGTTTTATCAACATTCGGTGGTTGCTGACCACCAAATTCAATCGCATTATTAATTTCCCTACTTCTTGGGAAAACCCAAGCTGAGATTTCTTTCACACCATTTTGGATGGTTTCGTCAACCGCACCCAATGGATACCACATTCGTGTTTGGGTGTCCTTTACCCCATTTTGTATTGCGTTTTCAACAAAACCAATATCAATATCATCTTCAGGTAAGGTGGTTTTCACCCCATTTTGAATTGTGTCTTCAACATTTATATCTCCCTCAAAATAATACGGATAACTTTCTTTCACTCCATTTTTAAGGGTATCTTCAAAATCAGGATTTAAGGATTCAAGTACGTCCTTGACATATTTTACCCCATTTTGAAGGGTGTCTTCAACGATATCCTCCAACGGACTTGAATCACCATCAATTTCCTTTACCCCATTTTGAATGGCATTTTCAACATTGGTTGTCATAGAAAATGGATTATCTATAATTTCTTTCACTCCATTTTGAATGGCGTCTTCAACAAACACCCTTCCTTTTATAAAATCAAATAAGGTGTACTTTACCCCATTTTGAATGGCGTTTTCAACACCCATGTCATTCATAAAATCATCGGGTTCAGTATTTTTCACTCCATTTTGAATGGCTTTATTAACATACAATTTATTTTTTTCCAAAATTGGTTTTGACTCTTTAACCCCAGTTTGAAGGGTATTATCAACACGATTTCGCATGTTGGAAATTCTTTGTTCGGTGTCCTTTACCCCATTTTGAATGGTATCTTCAACCTCAAACAAGGATTTAAAAACTTCCTCAAAGGTGTCCTTTACCCCGTTTTGAATGGTATTTTCAATCCCGGTGGTCCTAACACCGGCTTTAGATCTGGTATGTTTCACCCCATTTTGAATGGTGTCTTCAACATCTGTCAAGGTTACGTTGTATGTCCCTGCGGTGTCCTTTACCCCTTTTTGAATGGTATCTTCAACTCGCTTGTAGTAAATCATATTTTTTTGTTTGGCGTCCTTCACCCCATTTTGAATGGTGTCTTCAACAATACTTGGTAGTATCCGTGTGTATTTTTTGGTGTCCTTTACCCCATTTTGAATGGTGTTTTCAACCCTCAATGGTTTTCCAGCAGTGCTTAAAGTTTCGTCAACAACATTAATACCCAAAAATCTTGATTCAAACCATTCTTTAATTATATCTTTTGACTCAACACAATCCATGCTAAGTAAGTTTAATTCAGATTGAAATAGATTATAATTAAACCAAAGAGTTTTTGTGTTTGTAAATTCAATAACCCATCTTTTTTCTTCTGTGAATATTAACCACATTGATGATTTTGTTACGTACTTATCGGCACCTTCAATTATCGTGTCAAACATGCCGTATATCAATTTTCTTATTTTAGGTGTTATTTCCATAATGCAAAAGTATGATTATATTTTTATTTAATCAAACTATTTATAATATTATTATGGAAAGACTAATTAGAAAAATATTAAAAGAGGTGGAGGAAGAAAAAAATCTATCAAAATTTCAAAAAACTATATTGGGTTATATTTCTGAAAATGGTATTTTAGAAACAATTAAAATGATTGGTGATATTACAAGTTTTAATGAAATATTTCCTGATTACTTTAATAGAAGTAGTAACAAAGTAGAATTAATTAATGAACTCGTTAACGCTAATGATCCTGATGGTTATATATATTTTTATGAACTAATTAATTCGGATATTTCATTAGGTCAAGTTGATTCTTATGATAACGGTGACGGCCATACTTTTGAAGAATATATACTTTCAGTTGGTGATGGTTCTGTTCAGATTGGTGTTTATGAATACGATGAAGACGGTGATATGTATGACGAATCTGTGGATAATTATTATGTTTCTCTTAAAAAATTACCAGATAATGAATTAAATAAAGTTTTTAAAGTATTGGTTGATTATTATTTATGAAAAACTTAATTAGAAAAATATTAAAGGAAGAGGTGATGTATGATTTTATTGAATCTGCAATGCCTGAACTTAATAATCTTAAACGAAAATCCAATTTTAGTTCAAATTTGTATGGGTATAATACGATATATTACAATCCTAATGATAAAGAATATTACTTTAGAGTTTCTGAAGCAAGAAGAGCGTTAGTTTGGTCTTTTGATGATGACGATGACGATGAAATTACAAAATACAAAGATCTACCAAAAACTTTATGGATTGATGGTAAAACTTATGATGAAATACAAAATTATATACCAGATGATAATATGATTTTAAAATGGTTTAATAAAAAGTATAAACAAGACGCAAAGGTTCTTAAACGTAAATCTCCGTTGAAAAAATAGATGATGAAAATAATAATTACAGAATCACAATACGATAAATTAGTATCTTCTCTAACGGGAGAACCTAAACGCAACCCATCTTTATTTTCTAAATTTAAAAATTGGATATCGGGTAATAGTGACAACGAGATTGGTAAAATGTTATTGAAGTCAATTGAATCTGGAAATTATGAATTTGATGGGATTGATATTTTATATACTATTTATACTATAAAATTTTCAATAAATAATTTTCCGTTTAAAATAACAAAAGATAATGGTAGCACAAAAGATAATATATTTTCTTTATATATGCCATATGTTAAGGAAGAATTAAAAATAAATAAAAACTTATTGAAACATATTTTTGATTTAATGGCTAAAAATCATATGGATACTGAGGATTATTTAAATATGCATTTAACAGATATGATTAATTCACTATGAAAGAACTAATTAGAAAAATATTAAAGGAATCTGTTATGGAGAATTTAATTGACTCTATATTACCTGAACTTAATAATTTAAGTTCAAAGATTGATAGTACTGGTGAATTTTCACCAAATACAGTTTACTACGATAAGGAAACAGATAAACATTATTTTAGAGTCCTTGAACCAAGAATGGTTGGTATATGGGGTGATGATGGGGAACTTAAAAAAGTATTAAAACCTAAAACACTACTTATTGATGCTCGTTATTATAATGAAATTATGAAATATGTTCCTGATGAAGAAATGGTTTTAAAATGGTTTAATAAACAATATGACGAAAACGTTGAATCTGTTCGTCGTTTTTTATCAATTTAAATAAAGTAATGAAAATAATATTAACAGAAGAACAATATAAAGAAGTTTTAAATGAAAACATAATTAAGGACACATTAAAAGACCTTAAAATAAATGCTGGTATTGTTTTCACATTTGGTGCTGGTATGGGTGCATTTATGGGTCCTGTTAATAGATTGTTATCAGGTTCAGGATTTAATTTAGAATCATCAGAAGTTGCCCTTTTAATTATTACATCAGTTGCAATTCTTTTAAATGATATATCTAAAAAAGAATTACTTAATAAAGTAGAAGATAAAAATTTAACAGAACCATTAGATGGTGTTAAAGATTTAATAAAAAATATTACAGATATTATTAGAAGTGTTTTTAAAGTTGGTTTAGGTATGACATATTCTTTAGGTGAGATATTAGGTTTCTCATTTCTTTTAACACCAATAATGAAAATATTAAATCAAATTATAAATGATAGAAACATAACAACAGATAATGTAAATATTTTATTAAGTGGTGTAGTTTTATCTGGTTTAGTTTTTACAATTAGAAACATAATTAAAAAAGTTAAAGGTAATATTTCTGATACCAAAGAAGATTTAAAAGAAGAAATAGAACCATCCGATAGAGCAATTAAAAATATTTGTGACGCAAAAAAATTCTGTAAAGCACAAGGTAAAATAACCTTTGGTCAATTAAGGGAGTTGGTTGAATCAGCAAAAACAAGAAGATTATTTTTAAATATCGGTGAAGGTGGATTTAAGGCAACAATAAGAATATTACCTTGGTTTATTCCACAATTAGCAATTGCTGGTTTTACCGCATCTTTAATAAGGGCAGTTAATAAAATATTTAAACCAGCATTAGAAGAAACAACAAGTTATAAAACATGGTGGGGTAAATCCATTATGAAAATATTTAACATGGTTGAAGGTGAGTTGGGTATTGGTGATCCATTATCAAAAATATTTTTTATCTCTGATGGTTTATTAACCATGTTAGATGAAAAAGAAAAAGTTAAGTTCGCGAGATATATTGCTGAGGTTGCAAGTGAAAAACCAGATGAAGAAGAAGTACCTGAATTTTTTGTTGAAAATGAATTAAGAAATTGGTTAAATGAAAAATTCTTATTAGATCCACCATTACAACCAAAAAATGTAAAACCTGAAAAACTTGATGAGGGTTATTTAATTAAAGAAAGTTATGTTAGATTAACTGAAGATAATACCGACAACCTTCTTGGTTATTTATATGAGATGGGTTTTGAAAATGATGATGCAATGTATGAGTTAAATAACATCACAGAGTTTTATGATAATTTACCTGAAACATTAACATTATATAGAATTGTGTTTGTCGATAGTGAAGATGAAATAGACACACAATACCCAGGTAATCACTACTCTATGAATAAGAAAAATTTAATTGATAGTCATTACGGATCTTTAAGAGATAGTTCTTATGGTGAAAACCCTTATATGATTAAAGTTAAAGTTCAAAAACAACTTATTGATTTTTATGAATCAATAAAAAATAACATTCTTTATCCTAACGAACAAGAAGTAACATTAAAGAATAAAGGTTTTGGTGCCGATATTATAGAAATAACACCGATTAATTTATAACCGGTGTTAATCAACAAACTCTAATTCATTTGTTTCAGGATCCCAATCAACAGTGAGTGGTTTATTACGAAACTCATAACGACCATTAAGATTAGCGGCATTTATATAATGAGTAGTACCATCAAAAACATAACCATGACCTTCATGTATATGACCACATACATGTATTTTAGGTTTTATTTCTTGAACTTTTAGTAATAACTCTTCACAACCGACATTAATGTTGTTGTAAGGAACATAATCCAACTTACCAAATACCGGTCCGTGAGTAATAAGTATATCGGTATTCATAGGTATCATATCCCACTTTTCTTTTATCTTTTCACCACGAGGAAGATTGAAAGCCCAATTATGAAACTCAGGTTGCCAAGGGGCTCCCCATATTTTTATCATATTATCGTAATCTTCACCAACCATCATTAGTTCATCTTCAAGATAATCTATAGTTTTATAACCAGTAAGAAGCCCACGAAGTTTTTGGTTATCGTCTTGGAATCCAAAGTCGTGATTACCTGCGATAAATATTTTTGTATCGTAGTTATTTATGTTGTCGTACCACTTCATGAAATTTTCTATTTCAGTTATATAACCACGACTTGTTAAATCACCAGCATGTATAAGCATATCACCACCAGTTAAAAAACCTGTTAGTTTTTCATGTTTAGTGTGAGTGTCGCTTATAAATGTGATTCTTTTTTTCATATTACAAATATACAAAATTTTATTTAATACTTGTCAATTTGATTTTTAATTTTTTTTAATAATTCTTCCGATATATTTTCAACACTTAACATTTGTTCCAAAAGTTCTTGTATATCTTTTTTTGACCTTTCTTTTGATTTTTGTCTTGATTGTAATTCTACTTGGTAAAGATGGTATGCGACCTCATCAACTTTTTTAAGTTTTTGTAAATATTTCTCAACCCTTTGATCTAACTTTCTTGACCTACTCATATCGGATACTGTTGGTAGTGCCTTAAATAATTCATCCAACCTACCTTTAAGGTATTGTATTTCTCCGTATTTTAATATTTGTTCGTTTGTCATATTAATTAAATCCCCTTCCTGTGTGAATCATTGCATTTATTCTTTGTTGTTCTAACCAACCTAAAAATTTGAATAGTTTTTTCATAATTAATCAATTACGTCTGCTAGGTATTGTCCTGAACTAAGCGTTACTTTTTGACAACCTTCTTGGTTATCCATCTCGTCCATCCAATTATCCCAATTTTTATTTAATAAATCAACAAATGCGTCGTTATTACCTCTATCCTTATACCTTTGGATGTATTCATCTTTGATGTCTCTTTCGGGATAAACTAATACGTAAGGTATTCCTTTTTTAAGTAATGCGTCTCTTACGTCTTTATGTGATGATACAAGTATCTTATCTACCTTTGGATCTTTAATGTTTCTTTCAATATGATCTATGTAGTTTGATGGGAAGTTTTTCTTATCAAACTTTGAACTATCACTATCCAATACGTTTTTATCTGTGGTGTTAAAATAAGTTGTTTTCCCTACACCAGGGAATGCTGAATATACTTTTGTTTTCATAGTTATACTTTTTCGTAAGTTAATTCAAAAATGTCCGGTTTACACGGATAAAATTCACCTTTAATTCCTTTGATTATGTAATCTCCTTTATCTGCAGTCATATTACCTTCAAGTGTTTCAATAACTACACCTGTAAGTGGATGTGATTTAATTTTATCACCACAAAATTCCATTATCTTATCAAGATTTTCTTCTGTTAGTTGGATAGCTTCAATCTCAACTGGTTTTTTTCTGTACTTCATATTTCAATATTTTTATTGTCCCCATTTGCCATAGAATATACAACATGGGTCGGATCCAATTTAAACTGTAATCCTTTTAGTTTATTTACATATTTTTTACCCATACCTGGTTTTAAATAACCGATAGTTAAATGGGGATGGTAGTTAGGAAAAGATGTCGTGTGTGGGTAATTTTTTAGTTCAAAATTTGTTTCATGTAGGTTTGGCCCACTCGTATCAAATTTTAAAACATCGTAGTTTTCATTTTCAAATAAAGATGGGTTTGTGATTCTACAAGTTCCATAATCAAAACCACTAATAGTATCTCTAACATCATCTTCTGTTACATCATCATGTAATCCATAAAGTAATGTTGTGTGTGGTTCATCTTCTAAACCAAAACTTCTATCACCATCTTCGGTATAGATATCTTCTTCATCGATTAATGAATGTAGGTTTTTGATTTCAGGAAAATCAAAATACAACATCACACATCCATAATCATACGTCTGTTTTTCGCTCATTTTATTTATTTTAATTGAATTATAACTTTATTCATATATCCCTCAAGAAGAAAAAGTTTTCTTCTAATACCAACTTTATCCATATCCGCTAATAACCTCAAATAGTCGTTTAGTTCTTCAAGTTGTGTTTGTGGTTCAACTTCCTTTTGAATTTCAAGGTCAGGAAATGTGTTTTTAAGTGCGTTTTTATGTCTATTTGATAGTTCTTTCATAGTTAAACCTTTTCGTAAATTAATCCCCATCTTTCACTTATTTCAGTGAATTTATCGTTTATTGTTTCTTCTTTAATTCCATTTAAAGATGAGAAATCATTCTCAAATTGTAAACCGTGTTCTCGGTTTGCATCCATAATTTTTTGTTTAAGAACGGAAAGTTCGTTTGAAGTATAAAATTCTGTTCCGTGATCAATAATTTTCAGTTCCACAAGAATTTTTTTGTCAAAGGTTTTTATTTGGTGTATCATAATTAATTTGATAATGGAGCCTTAATTGATGGGTGTGATTGATAGTTCTCAATTCTAATATGTGATACATGAATATTCTTTAGAAACTCAGAAATATCTTTTGGCGTATTTGATGTGTCACCTTGAGTAGAATACCAATCATCTAAAATTAATTTAGGTAGTGGGTATGGTTCTCTACCAATCTGTTCTTCTGCTTGTTCAATATGATTTGAATATAAATGCGTATCACCTAGATTACCAATCAATTCATCAGGAATCATATTAACTTCTTTTGCAATGATTTCTAATAACAAGCCGTAAGATGCAATGTTGAATGGTAAACCTAAGAATGTATCTACTGAACGTTGATTCCACATTAAAGAGATTGCTCTGTTTGGTGTATTGGATTCGTCACATACTTTGTGAACTTCATCATCTAAATCCATAGTAACATTACTTTTTATAAAATCAAACAGTTCGTTTGAGTCCAATAAATTAATTTGTTTAGTGTTTTTATAAGTAATTCTTTCACTGGCCGTCAACTCTCTTGTATAAACTTGAAATCCATAATGACAAGGTGGAAGTACCATTGAATCTAATTCACCAACATTCCAAGCTGAAACCATTAATCGTCTTGAGTCCGGATTTGTTTTAAGGTCGTTGATTAGGTTTGTGATTTGGTCTATGACCTTTTCCCCAACTAATGTATGTAGACCGTTGTGTCCTAATGTTACATTTTCACCTGTACCCCACTTTCGCCATTGTTTACCGTAAATTGGACCCAATTCACCCCACTTCTTAGCAAACTCATCATCTGTTTTGATTTTGTTGATGAATTCTTCTTTTGTTAAGATATCCGCACTCATAAAATCATTACTCATTGATATCCATTCATTAGGTAATATATGGTTAGCGTCTTTCTCAAACTGACAGGTTTTTTGAAATCTCTTATATGCATCTCCATCCCAAATACGACAACCATTATCAACCAAAAATTTAATGTTTGTGTCACCACGTAAGAACCAAATTAATTCCGTAACCATCGTCTTGAATGCCATCTTCTTTGTTGTAAGTAATGGAAATCCCTCACTCATTTTATGACGGATCTGCCTACCAAAAACACTAATTGTTCCGGTCCCTGTACGATCCTCTTTACGGACACCATTATCTAAAATGTACTGTAATAAATCTGTGTATTGTCTATCTAATGTATTCATATTTAATATAATTTTTTAAAACGATAACTTGGTTGTCCATCCATATCTTTAACCACATCATTCCACTCACTAAATGGACGAGCGTATGTACTACCAAATGAAAGTGATTTATAAATCACAAGAGGTTCATTTGTGTCGGTGTGATTACACATACAAACAATTTCATATTGTCCTCCTTTGTAGTGTTGCCACGTCTCTTTTGGTTGGGGATAATAATTATTCATAATGTTCCAATTGATTTTCGTTGAAAATATGTAATAATCCGTATTCATCCATTTCACCAATCACCCGTACTTCACCGGCAATTGTTTCAAATACACCTACAATTGTACATGGAAATTTATAACCTTTTGGTTTGTGAGCCTTGTCTCCCACTTTAAATTTTGTTTCTTTATTCATCTTTTATTTTATTTGTATATTGATGGTCTTGAATTAAGTCTTTGACTCAATAATGTTTCCTTGAAACACTTAACAAATTCTTCTTTTATGTCTTCAACAACATTATTAGTACCCCACACCATAACATCTTTCTTAACCCTATCTTTCCAGTGATAGTTTGTTGGGTAGTTGTATAAAAGGAAGTTCTCCATTTCCTCCATAGTAAAGGAAAGTTCTATTTTAATTTGTTCACTCATAATCTTTATAATAGTATTTATCTAACAATTCTCTACATTTTTTTGTAACATATTCCAATGTCCAATTTTGTTTAAAACCATCTTTAAATCCTTCTTCACCTTTTGACATCCATTCAATTGCAAATGCGAAGTTTTCAAAGTCTTTTTCCATTTGGCTTAAGTAAGAATTTGCTTCAAGTAATTCTGTAATATCATAACCATTCTTATGTAACCATAAAACCACTTTGGAATTATCAAAATGTAATATGCAATTGTCCTGTCCATCATGAAACTCAATACCTATAATTGACCGACCACCAAATGTTATCTGTTGTTTACCATTTTCAGTGATTACTGGTTCAAATGATAGTTTCTTAAACCAATAATATTTCTCATTTGGATAGACAAATTTTAATATTTCCTTTGCCTCGTCTTCAGTAAGTTCTTTAATGTTTTTCATTTCTTACCAACTTATTTGCCAATAACCGTCTCTTTGTATGTCAAACCATTTAACACTATAACCCAATTTATTTAGATGGTTTCTTGCCGGTTCTGATAATGTATCTTTATAAATTGAGAAATTACCCAACATTGCAGCCTTTTTAATTTCAGCAATTGTATCCTCAATCTCTGGAGTTATTTTAATTTCTTCTGCGAGCTTTCTTGCTTCTTGTGCTTTCATCTTGTTATTATTTTACAATTATTTATATCTATGTCGTGTGATTTTCCATCAACCTTAACTCTGTAATACATTCCATAAAAATTCTGCCATTCTTTAACAACTTCAAATTGTTCTCCGGTTTTAAATCTTTTTTCAACAAGTCCTGGTCTATAATAATTCAATAGTTCATGACGATAGTGTTCACACAAACAATCTTTTTTAACTTCTATTACCATATTTTAAATTTTGATTTAATTTTCATCCAAACTATTTCGGGGTGATTCCGTAACCACCAAAAAAATATATAAAATTTTTTCATAATCTTTCTTCAATTTCTTCTGATAAAATGTGTAATATAACACCAGGTATACATAAAACAAACGGCACAATCAATAATGCGACCGATATAATTTTAATAGCCCAATATAGTATTTTCATTTTTTCTTATTTTTCCATTCGTTATAGAAATATTGAGCAACCCAACTAAAAAAAACTAGAAAGACTATTGCCCAACCGACTAATAAAAATTTAAAGAATGGCTCCATATCTATTATCATTTTTTATTTAATGTTATTTTATTTGTTAATAATTTAGGGTTGTAAATTACAGAATCTGGTGTTGTTTTTATCATGGTTGCCATACCACTTTTTGATATAACTGACTTATTATTTTCTACCTTACCTATCTTGTTTGAAAATCTTGTTATTGAAACATACGAACCTTCTTTTAATTTATCAACTTCTTTGAATGTATAGTTTTTAATGTAGTCTCCATAAAACGCTGGTATATTTCTACATAAAACATTATTGTTATAGTTTATCCAATCATAATTATAATCTCCGTTTTGATAAAAAGTTTTAACGGTTTCTTTTAATGCAAGTTCTAAGTTTTCAACATTATTAAAATCTAACTGTAATTTAATAATATAATTAACATAATCCTCAGTTATTAAAACATTGGTGATCCCTTCTTGTTCTTTTAATTTAATTCTTATTAAATTAATTTTCTGTTTTATTTCAGGAGTCTTTAAAACTTTTTTACCATCCAAACTATCTAAACTTAAAAATGCCCCGACCTTAGTTTTACTAGCACTTAAATTTATTGTGTATTTAAAAGTACCAGAACCATTTTGATTTATTTTTAAATCATCAATAATTTCAATACAAGAAGTTAAAAAGAAAACAATAAAAAAATAAAACCATTTCATAATTTATTACTCTTCTTCCTCTTTTATTTCTTGTTCGTCATCAACATCAATAACAATCTTTACTGTTTCAGGAAATATCATATTCATTCCCACACCTAAATTTACTTCAATTACTTTTTCCATACTTTTTTAATTTTAAAATAATAATCCAATCGCTAATCCTAATGCAAAACCTGATACAAATATTGAAACAATAAATGTTATTAAATATTTTTTAATCTTATTAAAATTAAAAAATCCGTTATTACTTTGAGGGTTTTGAAACCCTTTCATCATGTTTTCTAAGTTTTTAAACATGTTTGGATCAAATGGGTTGTTGTAGTTCATATTTTCTTTTCTTTTATAATTTTATATTTGTTAAGTTTTAACCATTCTAAAAAATCAATTGCTTTCCATTCATTTGGATCTAACTCACCTAATGGTCCATCACCAAACTGATCAATAAATCCTTGTAAATAATCACGTTCAATTTCAAATCCACCTTCTTCACTTTTAATAATTTTAGTTCTAACCATTTCAATAGCACAAGGTTCGCACTGAACAGCTCTTTTATCGCCGATGAATTCTTTTTTACATGTTATACACCCTTTATGCCAATAATGACCAGGAGCGAACCCACCGATTGGGTATTTGTTTTTTTCGTGTCTTTCAGTTGCAATTGAAATAGATTCCTTTGGTGTTCCAAAATCTTCGTTATATACTTTTAAAATAACTGCAACATCTGTATCCATAACATCAAACTCATTTGTGCCTTCAGCAATTGTATCAACTTCAAAATCAACAAAAGCAAACCCTTGTTTTTCAACCATCTCAATAAGTTGATTTTCATTTGGTCCGTTAGGTTTTAACGGTAAATCACTATATTGATTTTTTACCACATATTTTTCTCCGTCGTGGATTACTTTACCAATCATTTTCTTAATTGATTTCTTTTATAAACTATTTTATTCTCAAGTGGCCAAATAACATCGTATTGAAGGTTACTCCAGTATTTATCTGGAGTATTTTTCATCAATTGTTTTCTAAAATTTGTAACTAATTTACTTGCGGTAAACGTTTGTTGGTATGTCTCACAAGAATCAATTACCTTTTCGACCCATTTTGCCAAGTCTCCGTAGTGTGTACTTCTATTTTCCATATTATTAAATTTTTTTAAGTATCAAACAACCATCCTCATCTAATTTTGGTTGTTCTTTTGGTTTGTCTTCAGTATAAGAGGTTGAAAATCCACCTAATGATTGGTCATAGAAACAAGGTTCCATTTTAATCTCAACTTCAATTTCGGTTGATTCTCGGAGGGATTGGATAAATTCTGCAAAAGTACCTTTATTGTATGTACAAAAATCCCAAAGATTACCCATATCCTCCAAAGTAAACACCTTGTCTTTATTCAACTCAATTGCTTTTTTGAATCCATTTTTAAATCCATATTCAGTATCATCTTGTGCTGTTGGATATATTGAATGGTATTTAGCAAAATCTTCTGCCAACTTATCCAAGTCATAACCATTCTTAATGTCGATACAATTTTTAACCGATAATTTATCTGTAATAGCCATTAGAGGACCGCCTTCTGTAGATGCAAATAACTTACCATCAACTGTAAGTGAATACATATCCGAATTTGGTGCTTTATATAATTTTCCTTTCATAACACAAATATAAAAAAATTAAATTAAAAAAACAATCCCACCTATAAAGATGGGATTTAATATTTTGAAACCTTGTTGTTTATTTATTAGTCAATAACGATTGCTCTTAACGAGTCAGATGTTAATGAATCTGATTTTATGTAAATTAATTTATTTTCATGTCTCTTTAAGAAATTATCTAAAGTATCATTATAGGTTGACATAAGATATTGTTTACCATCAATCATTATATTAACATCCATCGTATAATGAATTTCAGTTTTGGTTCTAACCATTTGATGACCACATTCAGGACAAAACTTCCAAGATGATTTTTTAATCTTTGTTGAACACTTTGGACATCTATCAATCAAGTCTTTCTTCTCAAATGGTTTTTGAGATTCTGGTAATATCTTCCAAGTTGATGTTGATACGGTCCAGGAATTGAAATTTTTACTTACGGTTTTAAATGTTTGATTACTTGAAGATCCCATCTCAACTCTTCCAGTTTCAACTGATTTAGATTTTTTTGCAAAACTTCTTGGTTTTTGGTCGTATTTTGACTCATACTTATTCGATCTTGGATTATTACTGAAACTTAATTTACTACTACTACTATTACTAAAAGTAATGTCCGTATCTGGTCGATAAGTGTAATCAACATTTGAAGTCCAGAAATTGTTTCCAATAACGTTATTAGTTGATGTAAGATGAGTAACACCAAAACCACCGGTATTAACATAAGTTGGGTTCCAATTTAAATTATTGTTTAATCTACCAATAATTATATCTTCTTCCTCATAAAACAAAACTTCAACATCTCCGTTGTTTGCAATTGCTTTTTTTGTTTCATTTGAATTATCAACGGTATAAGTTTCAAACTTAAATTTGCGAGGGACATCAATGTACCTTTCAAGAAATATTCTTTCACCTGGACGTAAAACAATTCCACCTCCGTTAATAAATTCTCCGTTTATTTTGATTTTTGATAAGACGGTTTTTCTTGATCCATTATAGAGCTCAATTTCAAACTCCGATCCGTCTTTTAAGTAAACATTCTCTCCGAACTGTTTAACTCTTTGTTTGTCTTTTGTGATATACGCACACGGCTTATCACTTACTTGATTGTAAATCATTTTCCTTATTTTTATTTAGTTTATTTTATTGGTGACCGATTTGTTGGTTTTATCCAACTCAAATGTTTCAAGAACACTCGGACCCCAGTAACAAGGTTTCAAGTATAAATATAGGATAGTTTTGTTTTATTGTAAATAAAAAACCCCAACTTTCATAATTGGGGTTTGAATCTTATTTCTCAATAGGTTTGACCATCTTTATATTAACTGTTGGTGTGTCCATCCATTGTCCGTTACACATTTTTATGGTACTCATTCCACTTTCATATGATAATACCTGTGTTGCTTCAATTTGTGACCCATCATTTAATATTACTAATTCATCACAAACTTTATTATTTTGGGATGAGAGATATACAAAATAACCAAATGTTACAGATGTTAATATTATCATTAAAATTATGCCGATACTTTTTCTTATCATATTATTTAATATTTAAGAATGTTCCTGATCCACCTGCAACTGTTGTAGGTAATACTCCATTCCAAGATTGTGCTTTCAAATACTCAACATAGATCGGTGTAATCTCTTTTTGTTTTAATCTCATTGCCAATGCGGCCGCGTTTGCATCAATTATAACTTTTGCAGAATCACCACGAGCGATTGCGATTTTTTCTTGAGCTTCAGCCTCTGCAACTAACTTACGTTGCATCGCTGCCTGTGCCTCTTGAACCGCCTTTGTTTTAGATTCAATCGCCTGTTGTAATGCTTTTGGTGGTGTGATGTTAGTTCTTAACTGTGACACTTCAAACCATTTAGATAATCTTTTATTACATTCAGCAACAATTGCCGCTTCAAATTGTTCTCTATTATTAAAGATTGCATCAACCTCCCACTTATTAGCCACGTCATTTACTGAAGAGACAATAGCATTCATTAACCATCCTTGTTCAACTTGTTTAATATCTAATCTTAAATTCTCAAACATATTACCAATAGCCGTTGGTTTAAGTGAGTAGTTAAAACTTGGTTTAATTGTTGCTGCAAATCCACCCTTTGTAATCACAGTTTGATCTTTATACTCAATATGTTGTTGATATGTAGGGAACTCTAGTAACTGCTCAATCCAAGTATTATACATAACCCAACCTGTTTTATATTCGTAATTTGACACACCACGATTATCACCAGTTAAGTTAACTTTAATACCAACGTGTCCTGCATCAACTCTATCTAATGCAAATGGCTGGATTATTGAAATTAAAAGACCTACTATGAAAATACCAATTGGTTTCATAATCCACATAGTATTAAACATCTCTTTACTATCACCCCATCTATCTTCCTTTACCACATACATTTGTTCTCTTGTTGTAAATGCTATTAATCCTGCAATCACCAATCCTAAAATAAAAATTAAAGTACTAATCATTTTTTTCTGTTTTTTTAAATAATTTTATTGTTTCGTTTATTACATACATAAGGACCCCTACAACACCAACAAAACTTAACAGTTGGAGGAACCCGTTTACTTCTCTACTGACGACATATTCGCCAAACATTGTTCCGATTGCGATGAAGCCTAACCACATCAGAAACATTTTAAAATACTTCATTTCATTTTTTATATTTTAATCGTTAATAAAAACACATTCATTAAAAGGATAAACTTGTCCTGACCTTGAAGAAATAACATCTAATTCAATATTATACCCAATAATGTTTATTTTTTCTGCTTTAAAGTCTTCACCTTTTTTTGGTACTTTAAACTTTAATGGTTTATCAAATACTATCCCTTGTCTATATGATATTCTTTTAACAGTATCGGTCCATGTTGATAAACCGTACTTCCCATTATACCTAAACTTTCTACCGACAAATCTTGGAATGTCAAAACTTTCATCTTCTACATCTTTCGATAATGGATTCTTTTCTCCTGTTAATTCTTCGTAGTAAGGGTTAAGTTCTCCGGTGTATGGATCGTGTGTTGGTATGTTCTTCATTATTACTTATTATAAAGTACGTAAAGTCTTTGAGCGATTTCTTTTAGTTGTAATTCTAATTTTGAGATCTTTTGTTTATCTTCTTCAGTTAATTCAAACTTATCTGCTTTAATGTCTGCAATTTCATTAATGATTCTTCTATGTTGTTCCATTAATGCTCCTTGTAAAATTCTACTGTCTTGTTCCATTTTTTTATTTTTATTTTTTTATTATTGCCTTTGTTAATTGGTTAATTAACCCTTGTACTTCACCAAATTCAGTAAAACGAATTTGTGGGTCTGTATTAAAAACTTCAACATACCACTTGTCATCTTTTATTTCTTCGTTTGTTGGTGTAATAAAAGTTAATCCATCTACTATATCAAGTACATAGTAGTAGGAATCGTCTTCATCGTGTTCTTTAATTTCTTCACTTTTAAATCCTAAAAGTATTAACTCTCTTTCTGTCATTTTATTAGTTTTAATTTTTTTAAATCTCCGTTTTTATTTGTTTTATATTTAACTCTAACAGTATCAACAACTAAATAATATTCATTATCAATATTTAAACAATTCCACTCACATGTTTCGTGATAATATAAGTGAACGTGAATTTTATCTAACTTTTTACATTTCAAATATGTAAAATCTTTATATTGCCAGTTTGAACAACTAGACATTATTATAAGTGTAAGTATAAAAATAATATTTTTCATAATCAAATACCTCTTGAGGTTAATTCTTCTAATACATCATTAACCACTTTCATATAATTTTCTTGTTTTTTTTTGTGGTAAAGATATAATAAAAGAGAAATTGGGTATATAATTAAAAAACTAACAATTCCAACAAAATTAAATAATAATAATATAGATTGTATTAACCCAACAATCGCCAAAACAACTGTTGCATATAAATGTTTGTCAGCTCTTGCCAAATTTTTCCAAGCCAATTCTAAAAGTTCACTATCGTTTAATTCTTTCATATTAATTTTATTATAATTTTTTTAAACAAATTAACTGATTTGAAAATATGTTGTCTTCAACATTGTGTTTTCCTAAATTATATGTGGTAAAAGTACCGTCAAGATTGTCAATTCTTAACATTAAAAAACCAAGATCAGATACAAAAATTTTCTCCAATTCACCTTTACCTTTTGGTGTTTCAATTATTGGGTTATTATTTATTGATTTTATCATAAATTGTATGTAAGGTATTTTTTATTTGTGATTTAATCTGATCCTCATAAGTCAATCTTTCGTCCTCAACTTTTTGATCATAAAGTTTTTTTATTTTATCAATATCTCTTTCACTTAAAGTGACAACATAATGATATACGTGATTTGTAATTTCAACTTTAGTATCTTCAATTATTACAAAAATATCAACAGTTTTATTAACAATATATCTTTTTTCTGATAGTGGTGCAATTGTAAATTTTGAGTCAGGATGTAAAATCATTTTTCTAACTATAGCACAAGATATTGGTTCGTAACCATTTACAATTTCAGGTGCTTTAAAAACTTTGTGATTTCTATTCCATTTACGTAAACGGACTTTCATTCTTTTGACTTGTCGTCTTAACCAAGATTTAAATTTTGACATATTGTTTATTTTAGAACAAAGGTATTAAACCTTTTTTGAATAAACAAACATTATTTAAATTTTTTTACTCTTTCTTTTTGTCTCATTTCATTTGCGTATGATGTCCAAACCTTTTTTACTTTTGGCCAATCTGTTTTTGGGTTTTTGAATTTTCTTTTGTTTTCTTTAAACCATTCTTCCATGGCGTCAGATAATGATATTTTTTTGGTATTAGATCTTTTTATAAGTCCTCTAACGTATGCAGGTATTTCAACTTTTGATGTGAGATATTTAAAATTATACTCTTCATCCTCGTCATCAAAATCATCTTGTCTTTCAATATCCATGTCTTCAAAATTTTGTTGCTCAACATGTTCCAACTCGTGTTCAATTGTTTCTTTAACTTCAGCAACTAAATCCTCCATACTTTCAGGAAAATGTTGTGGGTTAAATGTTATTTCCATATATATTTCTTGCATATCTGCTTCTGCATGAATTGAAAAGGGATCGTCTAAATCAACATCTTCTAAAAAATAACATTTAAAATCAAAAGAAGCATATTCATCACCTCTTTCAAAAGTTAAATCATAAAGTTCAAAATCTTCGTCTTTTTTAAATTGGTTTATAACCATTCTAGAAAGTTTTAATGAAATTTCGTCAGTTTTTCTTTCATTAATTAACTTTTTTTTAATTCTGTATATTAGATTTTCAATTAAAATATTTTTCATTATTCTAAGTGTGACATTAATACACCACCTAAAGTACCGGCATGTATCATAATATTATTTATTACGTCATCTTCTAATTTAGTTTTTCTTTTTGTGTAGTCAATACCTAAAGTTCCGATAAATCTATCATCAATAGTTTTAATTGCAAATAAATATGAAGATTTTGTTCCATTTTCTTCTGCAAAATATTTTAATCCATAAGTTGCCGTAGTTTCATCTTTAAAATCAGCAATTTCTATAACATCACCATCAACTAGAGCGTTAAATGATTTTGAAAATAAATTTACAGGTATATTTTGAAGATTATTTTGTATTGATGATACCCCAACATTAACTACCTCATATATTACTGAAAATTTAGTTATAGATTTACCTGTTGGGTAAAAATGCCCTCCGTTATGAAATTGTGTAATCCAAACCCTATCAGCCCTTGTTCCTTCTCTTATTTCATCCATTCTATGTGTTACTAACTCACTTATTTTTAAGGCTTCAGTAACCATATCAGGTTTTTCTTTTTTTTCTATTTTGTTTCTAACAAAAAGAACAATAATTGGCCCAATAACTCCTGTTACAAAGGCTATCGCTAATTCAATCCATCCACTTATCATACGTACTTTTACTTAATAAATATAACTTAATTTAAAAAACCCCACCTTTTGAGTGGGGCTCAAATAAAAAAAGTCAATTGTTAATTATTTTTTTACAATAACTGACCAAATAGCACCAGTTAATGTCATAACACCACCGATAATTTCTGTAACCATAGCATCATCAGCCCAACCTTTCATAACAACAATACCACCAACAAAGGTTAAAGCGTGTCTAACAATACCTAATACTTGTTCTTTTGTAAGTTTCATAATAGAAAATTTAAAAGTTTATTTACATATAAATATATTTATAATTAAATAAAATTAAAATTATGAGTGTAGTATTAAAAAAAGGAAGTAAGGGTGAGGCGGTAAAAACCCTACAAGAATTCCTTAAAATCACAGTTGATGGTGACTTCGGACCAAAAACCGAAACCGCAGTTAAAAATTACCAAAAGAAAAATGGATTAACAGTTGATGGTGTTGTTGGTCCAAGAACTTGGGCACACATGGGTATTTTAAATACTGATAATGCAGAAAACATTGAAGTTGCAAACGCATTAAGTATTAAAAAATATTACATGACAGAAGGAACTTACTTTAAAGGTCCTGTTCCTAAAAAATGGATTTTCTTACATCACACAGCAGGTGGTCCTAACCCTTATCAAGTTGCTGATATGTGGGCAAGAGATAACAGAGGAAATGTTGGTACTGAATATATTTTAGGTGGTCAGTCTGTTGATGGTAAGAATGTTAAATTTGATGGTGAGTTAGTTCAATGTTTTCCTGAAGGAGGTTATGGATGGCATACAGGTACAGGAAACTCTGTAATGCATAGAAACTCTGTCGCAATTGAAGTATGTTCTATGGGTCAAATTGTTAATGGTAAAACTTATGTTAATACACCGGCAGATCCAAGTCAAGTTATTAAATTAGCAAAACCATTTAGAGGTTTCCAATACTGGCATAACTATTCTGAAGCACAATTAAAATCTTTAGAGAATTGGATTAAATTTGTTGCTGAAAAATATTCTATTGATCCAAGAGTTGGTTTGGTTGAATATGTTAGAGCAAAAGGCGCTGATGGTTTTGATGTGTTAGATGTTGCAAGAGCTGAAAAAGTACCAGGTCTTTATACACATACAAACGTTATTAGAGGAAAAGTGGATATGTACCCACACCCAGATTTAATAGATATGTTATTAAGTTTATAAATAAAAAGGGACTTTTAAGTCCCTTTTTTTATCTCTTATGTGTCATATAAGACACAAACATGATACCTAACAATACTATAGGTACCAAACATGCGATAATTACTTCCATTGTGTTTTTTTTTAAATAAATAATAAATACTAATAACTAAAACTATACCAATTGAGCAAATGGTTGGTATTATTTACCAACCACCTCTCACATTTTATTAAAACATCTTTAACAAGATGTCAGCGGTTCCTTCCCACTTTTTGATTTGTGATTTAGGAACCCAAAACTCCATCTCACCTATTTCTTCTACACGTTTCAAATACTCCTCACGGAAACGATCCGCTTGACTTTTATCTGTGATATATTCAACTCCCATGTGTTTAGAACAAGTCTTACCCATCTTAGTTAACATAGAGAATTCATCAGTCAAAGTCTTTCCACAACAAACACAGATATCTCCACGTTTAACTGTCATTTTACCTGAGAACTTAACCGCCTTAGGGGAAATTCCTAAAACTTTAGTAATATCCAAAAGTGTAGGATTAAACTTCAATCCGTAAGTCTCTTTCAATCTTTGTCCTATTC